TCAGCCACGGCACGCATGCTTCAGCTCGAACGCCCTGCCGTTCTCGGAATGCAGGAAGCCTGTCCCGATCAGGTTGCCTATATTGACTCCGTGATGCCCCAGTACCACCATGTCGGTGTGGGCCGTGAAGACGGAAAACTCGAAGGCGAGATGATGGCTGTGTTCTACGACACCACCCTCCTCGAAGCCCGCCACGGCTGAGTAGATGGCAGCGGTAACGGCTGCAATGCCAGGGATAATCTCGTACCACGTTGTGGCAGTACGTGCGACAGTGCCAGTAGCGGTGACAACGGCTTCGCCCAGGAGCTTAGGGATGAGCTGAGCCACAGCGGACATAACGTTGCCGATGCCTGTCAGAGCCTTGCCAGTCGAGTCGTCCATCATGCCGCCTACGGCCTGGAAGGTTGCGCCCATGCCAGCCCAGCCGCCAGCCATCTTGCTGACTTCTGCGTTCATGAGCTTCGCCTTTTTGTGCAGCAGGTCCATACCAGAGATGCTACCCTCAAGCCAGTCCTCAGTCTGCTCGTTGACAGCTGCCCAGACGTTGCCGAACTCGTCGATGATGACATCAGGGTCCATCAGTGCCTCGGGAGTGATGAGAGGTTCGCCATAGCTGTCGATTGCCTCCTGTATCATCTGCGGTACGTTGGTCATAGCGTTGGCAAGTGCAGCCTCGTTCATTGCAGCTGAGAGGTCGAACTTCTCACCGGTACTGCCACTGCCACCAGCACCCTTAGCCTGTCCCGTCAGTCGCTCCATGCTGCGGTTCTGATTGGCAATGGCACTTGACAGCGTGAAGTATTCGGTACCGAGTTTCTGTACCTGCTCAATCTCTGTGTCATTGATCTGTGACAGCACACGCGCCATCTCGAACTGCTTCTTCTCCTCCTCGGTCATCTTGCGACGAGCCTCGACCACACCGCCAGCGTTGCGTATCAGCAACTCGTCACCCTGTACCTGATTGCCCTGCCAGTATTGTGCGCCACTGGCAAGACCGCTACCAGTCGAATAGCCGTTCTTCATAGCCTTGAGCTGTGCCGCACTGCCATTGCTGAACAGGTCGATAAATGCAGACTCGTTACTGCCTGACAGACCGCGCTCCTTGGCGAGACGCTTCAGCTCTGCCTGATATGCTGCTTCGCTCTCGGTAGCCTTGCGTGTCAGTTCGTCCACTATCTTCTGGTTAGCATCGATAACCTTCTGCTTATTCTCGCCTGTAGGATCGAGCTTGTAGGCCTCAAGAGCCTTATCATATTCGGACTGATACTGAGCCGTGGCACGTTGCATGAAGGCATTGTTCGTTGCAAGGTCATCGAGGGCATTGTATGCGTCCTTGGCAGCCTTGATAATCTCATCAATGCGCGACAGGAAGCCTCCGATGTCGCCCGAATTGAGAGCTGACAGGAACGCGCCGTATGTAGTCTTGCTGGCTTCGACAGTGCGCCCCCACTCATCGAGCAGGGTTTCATTCTTGAAGAACGCATCCTTCATAGTACCGGCAACGGCTGCAGCCGCTCCCATACCGACAGCGAGCTTAGCCAGCGAAGCTACACTTGAGAGTGCAGACTGCCCGAACTTATCAACGTTGCCGGCACTCCTGTTAGCCTGATTGCCAAAGTCACGGACGCGGCGCGTAGCCTGGTCCATGCTCTGGTTGAATTGTTGGTTATCGCCAACTATTTCGACTTTTACTTGTTTCTTAGCCATAGTTAATTATTCGAGGTTAAAGGCACGACGTGCAGCTTCGAGAGCACGCTGCGAGTCAATGTCGCGCTGGTAGTCAGTACGGAGGTCGGCTTCGGCTTCGAGCTCCCAAGTGAACTTGAGGTCAGCGAGTGAGCCGGGCTTGCAGTGTGGTGACATAGAGAGGCGTGTGGCCTCCCATGTGGCACGGTAGCGACGTGTGATGCCTGAGATAATGCCCTTCAGAATCCAGAGGTCATCGACACGCATGAAGGTATCGAGTGACTGACCTCCTTCACCTACCACGATCTGAAGGCAGTCGTAGTAGGTCAGGGTTTTCCCGCGCCAGCGGGGTCTTGTTCGCCATCAGCTGACACTGAAGGCACGCGGGCAATGTCGTCAGAAGATGATGAAGGGGCAGGGTCAGCAGTGCCCATGAGGCGCTGGAACTCAGCGAGTGCAGCCTTATCGAGCGCATTGAAGTCGGCAAATGAGTCGATGTTCAGGATGTCATCGACCGTGAGAGTTGTGGCCGGGTCAGCAGCCTGTGCCATAGCAAGGATAACGAGGGCAGAGAGCAGGATGCCGTTCTGCTTAACCTCGGGATTGAGGAGAGCCTTCTCGCGCTTGAGCATCACGGACATGTTGCAGTGCAGGCAGATGGTGCGTCCATCGGTGAGGGTTACTTCTTTCATAGTCTTGTGGGGTTTGTGGTAGCCGTCAGCGCAACTGGCGGACACCGGGGTTAGTAATAACAAAGGGTAGGGAACCACGGACGGTTCTCTACCCTAAGTGTGAGAGCGGTGAAATGGGCCACCGCTGATGGGAGCATTATTATTAACAGTACCTACTGATTAAGTGAATGAGCCAACGGTCGATGCGCTGACCTGGATTGTCACCTTGCCATTGAGAGGGTACGACTCGTTGACGCTCTTGACGAGCATCGTGCCAGTGTGCGAGATACCAGCACCAGCAAACGAGAAGCCGTACTTCTCGCCAGCCTTGAGCGGATTGGTGCCGTTCTCCATGATCTGGTAGGTGCAGCTGATCTCGGCTGATACGTTGGTTACCTCCTCCTCCTTGGTGAGTTTGCCATCAGTATCAGCGTTGTCCTTGGTGGTTACGTCCTCGGTTTCGGCTGATACGTTAAACGAGCCCTCAGTCTGGAGTGCAATCTTAGTCTTGCTTTCGCCCGTGCCCACAGAGAGCACAACAAGCGAACCACATGCTTTAGCCATAGTTTGATGAAGGGGTTAAAGATTAAACATTATCCTCCGTGAGGGGAGGTGTATCGTCATCCTCCTCAAGGGGAGGGACATTCTCGGTAGTAATCGCAAATGTGAGCGTGTACAGGTAGCACTGCAGCGTATCGTCCCAACCGTCAACGGCGCTATCCAGCGTACATTCAGTCACAACGAATGTCGGGTATTCGGCTGCAACGAGTTCAAGTGCAGAGCGCACAGCCTCGGCAGCGGGCAACAGCTCAGACATGTAGTCGCGTGCGAGGACATAGACAGTTACCGAATGGCTGTCTGACGAGAGTCCGTCCTTAGTGTAATCGGGCTGACCGGTCTGCGTGTCGAACACCACAAATGGGAACGCAGGAGTGCCATTCGGTATGTTGACAGGGTAGATACGTGTGCCTACGATTGACGTGAGGGCTGTGCTCTCGCTGAGCTGCTTGTAGATGTGTTTGGTTACGGATAGAGCCATGTGTATGGGTTGGTATTATACTCAATGCGGACGCATTGAGCACGGTGGTTAAGACGTGCCAAAACGCTCTTCGAGCATTGAGGCAATGCGCTCACCGATGTTCTGGACAGCACGCTCGGCTGCAGGCAGTGCAGCACGCTCAAAGAAACGGTTGCCCTTGATCTTGCCACGGTAGGCAGGCGTGCCGCTCTCAGGTCGCTTCATCAGACGGATCACACCGCGCCTGCGGTTGTTGCGGCCACCAGTCACGCGGTCAGCCGTGCCGTTATTGAGGAAGCGGAGAATGAAGCCACGCGATGCGCCAAAGTACTCGTTGACCTGTTGCGTGCGGCCGCTGATGTTACGCTGACCGCGCGTACCCTTGCGGGCAGGGTTCCAGGGTTTGGTCTCGGTGTTGTAGCTGGTGTGCTGCAGTGCGATTGAGCCTCCAAGTCCTAATCGTGACCAGATGTTAGCCACTATGCCACGCCACGCCTGACGCGGGTCGCCCGCTGAGTGTGGGAAGCCCTGACCCACTGCTGCCTGTGCCGCCTTGCTGACAGACTGCTTGGCAGCGATGATCTCACCTCGCACAATGCGACGTGCCAGCTGCTGAGTCTCAGCGTCACGGCCGCTGATGCGGTTCATGGCATCGAGCACAGGGGTGATGTCAACGTGCAGTATAGGTTTAGGAGCCATAGTAGCGAGTGGATAAAACTCCCCGTGTCCGTGAAGCGCGTGCCACAGGCACGAGGAGGGTCACAAGATTATGAAAGAAGCGCAGAGTAGCGGGGGTGATTACTTGATCTCGTACAGAGCGAACGCCTGAGTAGTAGTGCCACCCTTCTTGTTGAGCTTCACTGAAAGGTCAGTGATTGAGAACTCAGTGTTGTAGGTGACATTGAACTTGTTGGCGATAGCTACAGCCTTGCTTGTGCCATCGGTGGTCAGACGCTCCTGGCCGTGCTGCTGAACAGCAAGGTAGTTGAAGTAGCCGAGACCGATGTAGCTCTTGGCAGTAGGAACGAGCTTGCCAGCCTGCTCAGCAGTGCCGAGGGTAGTGTTGATGTAGTGCGAAACTACGTAGTTGTAGCCAGCGCACTTGCCGTTCTCGATCACGAAGCCAGCGCCCTCGCCTGCAACCTTAGGGCAAGCCTTGAGCTTAGCCTCAGTAACGGCATCCATGATGAGACATGGCTCACCAGTGAAGCCAGCATTGGTGAACGCAGCCACAGCATCAAGGATGTTAGCGAAAGCCTTGCCGCCAGTGATGTCGATGTCGCTGGTCTTAGCAAGTCCTGAGAATGGACCCTTAACGCCAGTGAACTCAGCCTGTGAGTAGATCTTCTGAGCAAGGTACTTGCGCTTAGCAAGGTTAATCTTGCCCATAACGTAGCCGTTCAGGTCGAAGCCAGCCTCGTCAAGAGCCTTGTTCGAGATGTCGATGGTCAGACCGGCACGCTTAGGTGAGCAAGTGATCTTATCGAAGTCAAGGCTGGTGTCGTTGAGCGCAACGTTCTCGCCTACCTCCTCCATGTCGATGTCATTGACACCAACAGGCCAGATGTCGTTGCCAGTCACACCGCCCACGAGCTGACAGCCTACAGGCAGACCCAGACCCTCATTGAGGGTGTTGATCATGACGTGGATGTTCTCAGGCTGTGTGCCGCTTGGAGTAACGACAGAAGCGAAGGTATTGATGAACGCCTCGCGTGCCTCGCCCTTGCGCATAGCGTTCAGCTGCTCACGCAGAAGCTCAGAAGGGGTCTTGGCTGGCTGGTTCTGCTTGCCAAGCTGCTCGCGCTGCTTCTCGGCATTCTCAGCGTTGATGGCAGCGATAGCCTCGTTAGCCTGATCCATCAGGCCGTTGTACTCGCGCTGAAGGTTCTCACGCTCAGCTGCATCGGTGGTAGCACCAATCTTCTCGCGCACCTGCTGTGCCTTGAGAAGGATTTCAGAAACTTTGTTCTTGTTCATAGTGGATAAAAAGGATTAAAATTGTTAATAATTGCGGGTTGATGGGGATAAGGCAGCACAACTGCCTTACACTGGCGGGTGCAGCCACTGACGGTTGCCCTCTATAATACGGCCAAAAGGTGGGAGCGGTGGCACTCGCGATTACAGGTCGCGCGCCTGAGCCCGCCTTACCCATCATTCTGGTCGCAGCCCGTGCGGGCGGGGTTCTGTCAGTCAAGGAGTGCAGCCTGAGCCTTGAGTGCAAGGAAGCGGTTGTCGGACTCACGCAGACGGGTACGGAGGTGTTCTGCCTCCTGTTCGGCCTGCTGACGTGCCAGCAGTTCCTCCTCGCCCTTGGTGAGCTGTTCCCACTGCTCACGACAGTTGGCAGTGGTAGCGGGATAGGCTGGATTGGCTGCAACGGTTACCTCAAAGAATGAGGCAATGTTGGTGATGTGACGGTCAATGATGCCATCGGCACCCTTCGAGTCGGTGTAGGTGTAATCGTCCTCATAGAACGAGAACGACATGCCCGGCATATCGCCACGCTCAACCGCCACCATGATGTCGTTGTGGATTGCGCTGCGTGAGTCGAAGTCGAACTCACACTTCACACCCACATTGTCAACGGTCATGCGCATAGAGCCCTGTCCGTTGGTGCAGCGTGCCAGAAGCTTCTCGCGATCGTGGAAAGCGGTGCAGATGATGTCCTGTTTGTCCACCATCGCCTGAGTGACAGCCGTAGGGTCAACGTACTCACGGAAGGTCTTGCCCTCCCACCAGTCGCACATAACGACCGATGGCTCGTTGAACACGATGGCATATCCCTCGAAACGCTGAACCTTCGTGCCATCCTCGCGGGTCACCTCGCGCAGTTGCGGGCGACGTGCGCCCATAAGTTCAAGTCTGTCTTTTGCCATATTGGGGTTGTTTTATGCAAGTCCGCGCGCCCTACGATTACGAAGGTTACGCTGCCACTTGCCGGTTGATAACAGATACAATCCGTACTCCTTTGGTGGAGTGCCACAGAAACGTGGTGCCAGGTAGTTATCCGGAGTGTCGTAGTTCTGCTGCTGAACAGGGCGAACGGTGCGCTGAGCCACTCGCTGTGTCTGGTTCTGGTTGTTTACATAACGCTGTGATGGCTGAGTCGCAGTCACCTGAACGTCATTCATGGTCTGAGCCACGTTGTTAATAGATGAGCCACTAACAGATGCCATAGCATCCATACCAGCTGCATCAGCAGCAATAATCTTAAGCTTCTTCATAATCTTTGTTTTTTAATAGTTAATAATAGGGGTTACACATTACTGGAGAGAGTCTGTATCTGGGGCACCCGTGCCCTCAGTGAGACGGCGGGCAGTCAATTTGATACAGCCGTCATTGCGGTCAGTGACAGGTGGTGCGGTCAGATAGTAGGTGCGTCCCTGCCACTTGAGGCGGCAACGCTCGTTGATTGCACCCAGGGCATAGCCGCTCCAGCGGATATTGACAGCAATCTCGTCGATGAGCTCAATGTCGCCCAGCGCAATCATGCGCGAGCCACGGGCATTCATTACTTCAGCCCAAAGCGACATCAGTGGCACCCACTCCGTGACCTGTCCGCCCACGGCATCGCGGGTCACCTTTGGCTGCAGCACGTCCACGTGCTCAGTCAAGCGTCTGGCTTCGATGTTCCTCATACGTCATTGCGGTCTGATAGTCGTTTATATCCTTCAAGAGCAGCCAGCACACCGAATGGCGCAACGTACTGCTGACGTCCGTCCACGCCCTCGGGCATATTGTACATACCCGTAGCCACGCTGAGCATTGCTTTCTTGACAGTGGCAGGCACAGCCCCGTAGGTGTCAATAAGCTCAATCCACGAAGAGTGCAGGTAGTTGAGCACAGCCTCCTCGGCAGCAGCAGCGCACTCCATGAGCGTGCTGTCCTCACCAGGGTCATCGACCCTGGCATTGCGTCGCAGCTCCTCGATCTTCAGGAGCTCCGCTTCTCTAACTTTGATATCCATAGGTCTTAGTCTTCTTTTTCGGGTGGTAGGTTAAGGTCCTTGCGTATGGTGGCCACCTTGCCGTGCATGTAGGTGACTATGCCAAGCGCAGAACCCGCATAGATGAAACACTGAGCGGCAATCCACAGCACTGAGTCGTGGATCTGCCCGATAGGTGGGGTAATGAAGCCAGCAGCGGCAAAGAGCACTCCGGCAATGAGCATACCGATGGCGCTGTAGGTCTGGATGTCTTCGCGTTTCTCCTTAGTCATCGTTGTCGGTGTTTTGATGGTTTGTATTGTCAGTACCGCCAGCTGACGCTGGTGGAACGGGGGCAGTGGCTTCGGTCTTGAGGGTGGTGATGCTCTTGAGGTTCGCGCTCATCAGGATCACGTCACCGTCCTGGACAGGTGCAATGTCCATCTCCTTGCGCAGGTCGTTGACTGACTTGATACCCGACTCGAGCAGCGACTTGAGGCGCTTAGCCTTCGCGTCAGCGTCAAGCTGGAAGAGCGGAGTTTCGTCAAAGTCGAACTTGATGTCCGCAAAGTTCTCCGCTGTGGTGTACTTGCACATCAGCTCACACTCGATCTGTGACAGACGCGGCTGAACGCACTCCTGATAGTAATCGACCTGTGCAGCGTCAATGCTCTTGTAGTTCGAGCTGATGATGCCCAGCTTGAACAGCGGTACTCCGAAGAAACGCGCCACGTCTTCGCGTGCCAGTTTGCGATTCTCGAGCAGCTGCTGTTCGGCAGCACTGATTGAGAGTGGTTTCAGCTCGAGGTTCTTATCCGGCAGGGTGATGATGTCCTTGGTGGCAATATCGTCGGCAATATCCTGAGCAGCCTTGCCCATCTCCCTGCGGTTGCTGGAGCCGATAGTCATTGCAGCGCCTATGCCTGAGAGGATAGCCTTAAAGCGTCCACCGCTGGCAGTGTTCTTGAGCACCTGGTCATCGGCAGTGGCAAGCATATTCAGCGATCGGAAAGCGTGCGAGATTACCGACTCGCCCCAGAAGCCACCGTCTGAGCTTGTGTTCTTGAAGTGCAGCACGTGGCTTGCGGGTACGGTCTGCATAGGCACACCCTGATTCGGGTCGCAGAAGGTGTAGGTGTTGTCCAGAATGTTGTACGAGCAAGAACTGCCAGCGCCAGCGGTGAGCAGCACCAGGTGGTCAATAAAGTCTTCGGCAAAGTTCTGGGCAAAGCCGTGGCGGTTCACTGGCACTACGATGGCATTGCCCGTGAGGAGCATACGCATTACGATGTTCTTCTTGAACACGAAGGCATTCTGACGTTCGTTAGGTCGGACGTTGAGCAGGTAATGCAGTCGGTCGCGGTCGTAGCGGACGAAGGGCACAAAGATGTCGTCCTTCTGTGAGTAGCGCTTGTACTGCAGGGTCATCATCGCCACACTGTCCGATATGATGTCAGCACAGCGGTACGCCACACTGACGTTGAGCGAGGAGTTCGGGGTCGTTGCGCCCTTGATATTGAGCTGCCACGTTGCGCCTGAGGTGGTTTTCTGTTCCTCCGTTTTGGCGGATGTGCGGCTCTGAGGTGCCTCGCGTGATAGGAAGTTGAGTCCAAAGAGGTTCATAGGTTGTGGGGTTATCTTTTTACTTATCGCGTGAGAGCACGAAATTGGGGCACCCGCTTCACAGCGATTGCCCCACAGTTACTAACTTAATCTATTATTATCATGAAAACACACTTATGTCGATGTTAATTACTCCCTCCAGTCATCATAGACCTCAATAGTAATATCAGCCTCGATGTTGGTACAGTAGCTAGGTACGCCCTTACGGATAATATATCCGCGCAGCTCTCCGTATCTGTTTTCAAGTTCCGGGATTTTGAGAACGTCTTCAATAGTAGATACCTCAATGACGTCATCCTTCTGATTGTAGTCATAACGACATTCTGAAGAATAAATTACCAATGCTTTCATAATCTTGTAGTTTTTATTAATTAGTGATCCGTATGCGTTGCAATTGTGCCATCGGCCTTGCGAGCCTGGAGCTTCTTGAGGTTAAGGATGGCAATGTCGTTGAGCGTCCAGCCCATGTTGTCGGCAACGCACGCGCATTGCCACAGCACGTCACCCAGCTCATCGCGCAGCTTATCGATAAGCGCCTTGCTGACGTCGAGGTTGGAGTTGACAGCCGTAGAGAAGTCAAGGTCGTTGAAGTTGATTTCGGCCTCCTCCTTGCGGATAGCCTTTGCGAGTGCGCCCTGAAGCTCACCCACCTCGCTACCGAGGTTAAGGAGTGCATACATGAGGTTGTGGCAGCTCGGCATTCGAGTCTGCATGGCACGCTGCTGGTACTCGTTCAGCAGCATACCCTTGAGTGCTTGTTCGGGAGTCATTTTCGATGAGTGATTAATGATGAATGATTAATGATTATTTCTGTTAAACAGGTGCGCAATGGGCAGCGGTGAGCCGATGTGATCCATTGCAGCAGCGTAGCCGGTGAGTGAGATACTGATGTCGATAGCCTCGCCAACGAGTGCGCCCTTGTGCTCGAAGTCGTAGGGCAGGTAATCGTCAGGGGTCTCGCCATCGTAGGGTGGGAGTCCACGTCGCCACTTCTGGTAGTCCGTGAGGATGGTGTTTGCTTCTGCGTAGGTCATAGTTGCGATGAGTGATAAGCGGTTATTTCTCGATGTCATTGTCACGGCGGTTGTGGCCGCGACGTATCAGCAGGTCAAAAGCCATGATGTTGGTGATGAGTCCGTCAATGCGTTTGCCTGAGGGTGTAGGGTCAATCTTCATAGGCTTGCCGCAGGTCTCGTCCTTGCTCATCTCGAGGTACGCGCCCGCAAAAGCCTCGTCCGTGAGCGGATTGTCGTCAATCATGATGTGACCCGTGAAGGCTGCCTGTCCGTAGCCCATCGTTGCAGCGGTGAACGCTCCGAGGGTCTGTCCGATAGGGAACAGGTAGTTCTCGATGCCCAGGGCTCCGTTCTCCACCATGTGGTTCAGGAACTTCGTTGCGCGGTACTGGTCATAGCCGATTGACTCAACGCTGACATAGCCAGCCTCAATGACCTGCAGCACGTAGTCCGCCACCTGATTGTGGTCGATGGTCTCGCCGTGCGTGAGGGTCAGGTATCCGTCATCCACAAGTCGCTGGTAGTGCTGACGTCGTGGGTGTTCGCTGTGTATGCGGCCATCGTAGGGTGCATCCTCGCTGTGTACCACCTCGCCCGTCTCAGGGTCGCGTGCCAGACCTGTGCGAATACCGTCACACATAAAGTAGCGTGTGTGCGTCCACGTCTGCTTGAGGTCGTTGAAGTGTGCCAGGAACGTCACAGCCGAGAAGTCGCCCTTCAGTGACAGATCGACAGCGCACGTCACTATATCCGGCTGCTGTGGCAGTCCCTCGCCCGTCAGTGGGTCCCAGCGCACGTGCAGACGCTTGGCGAGTGCTCCGCCCAGCCAAGGGGTACTCTCGTTGACCACGAACAGGTTCAGGAGCTTAGT